ATGATGGATTCGCATTGTTTGGCAAAGAACATAAGAATTTGGTCAAAACCGGAACTGGAGCTACGCAGGCAGCCGTACAGACGATGATCATGGCACTTACAAACCAGAAAGATGAATTTGGACAGGAGTGCGTTATTAACCCAGGAGCGCTCGTACTTCCATCAGGAATGGCATTCGATATCTATACACTGTTTGAATCTCCAACAATCAACACAGAAGATAACACACAGGCGGTCAATCCACTGTATCAGTATCGCAATCAGATCAAGGTCATCGAAGATCCGACGATCAATGCACTTTGTGGCGGCCTTGGAAAAACAATGCCATGGTTTATGACGGGAAATCCTTCAGATACTGACGGAATCGAAATCGATTACTTAAACGGTCAGGAAATTCCAAACATCCGACGTATGGAAGCACCGGGACAGCTTGGATTTATCTGGGATATTTATCTAGATTGGGGAATCACAGTCATGGATTATCGTGGATTTGTTAAAAACCCAGGAATAAAAGTTGATACAAAACTGGAATTAGCATAAGGAGGAAGATGAAATGAGCAAAGCCGCATACTGGCAGAGAGGAGAGACTCTCGACTATAAAAATACGGGAAGCTCCGTAATTGAAGCAAATACGATCATTGTATTTGGAAGCAAGATTGGAATTGCTGGAATGGAGATCAATCCAGGAGAAACTGGAAGTTTACATATCTCTGGAACGTTTGAATTTCCGAAAGCAACTGGTGCGATCGCAGCGGGGGCAGATGTATACTTTGACAAAACAGCTGGAAACATTACATCAACAGCAGCATCAAATACAAAAGCGGGATTCACTGTAGCTGCTGCCGATGAAGCAGACACAAAAGTTCTAGTAAAGATCAATGCCTAATTTGATTGCAACGAGACCAATCTTATATTTGGCACATCAATATAAGGTTGGAGACATTTTGCCGCAGGACGCAGGACTGGCAGAGGCATGGGTTGAAACAAATTCTGCTGTCTGGGAAGAAGAAGCTCAGGCAGCAGAAAAGTCCAAGAAAGCGAGAAGAGTTGTGGCTCAACCAGGAGTGCCAGGAAAATCTTCAGACGGAGATCCTGAAGCTCTAGCTGGAAGAGTTCCAACAAAACGATAATGTCATTTAAGGACCTTATTAAAAAAGATGTGCAAAAAATATTTATGAATCCCGATGAATTCTCCGAAATTCATAACATAAACGATAAGGACATGCCGATTCAGATCGATGCAAATGAACAGATCGAGAGAGAAAAGAGGCAGAATCAGAATTCTAGCGGAATTTATGTAAATCAGAAATTGGTTTATGTTTCTGCGCAGGATTACGGAAAACTGCCAAAACAAGGTTCTCGAATCGTCATGGATGGATATTTGTACATGGTAGCAGATGCAATCGACGAAGGCGGCGTCTATACGTTAACACTGGAGGTGGTCAGAGCATGATCAAAATAGAAATCAATCAAAGAGAATTGAATCGTATTGATCAAAAACTTGCCCAGATTGGTAAAAAAACTCCAGTGGTAGTATCGAGGGCGCTGAATAAAACGGCAGTTAGTGCAAGAGTGAGATTGAAAAATCGAGCGCAAGCGGCTTATACGGTGAAGTCTGGAAAATTTAATAAGTACATGGAAATTCGAAAAGCAAATACTGGCAGTTTGTGCGCTGAGATTAGATCGCAAGGTTCGCCGTTAAATTTGACAAACTTTAAAGCAACAACTCCCAAAAGCGGAGCAAAGGCGCAAATTGTAGCAGGCGGAGGTTTAAAGGTACTTATTTATTCAGCAGGAAGCAGTCCAATCAAAGCGTTCAGAGGACCGAATGGTCTAATTTTTCAACGGCGAGGCAAAAAAAGAAAACCAATTAAGAAGCTGTTTTCAAACTCAATTCCAGTCATGATCGGAAGCGAGGAAAGAGTCTATGGTGTTGAGAAAGATAACATACAAAGTGATCTGAACAAATATGTATCGCAGCAAATCGCGATACTGATAAAGTAGGGTGAAAAAATGACAGCATTAGAACTGCAAGAAGATCTTGCAAACGAAGTAAGCGAAATCGTAAAGGATGTCCAGACAAAAAACTGGCAAGGGAAATTAGTGTCAGGTGTGACAACCTTCAGACAAAAGCTTCCGGAACTGGTAGCAGATGAAGATAATCCGTCACAGTTCTTCCCTTATGCGATTATTCGCTTAGAGGATGGAGAAACTGCAGACGACAATGATCCATGGACAGTAGCAACGTCCGTTCTTTTTGGTATTTACGACGCAGATGTTAATAATACCGGTTATAAGAGTGTGATGGAGATGGTGCAGAGAACAATTGATCACTTCACAGCAACTCCACTGTTAAATAAAAAATTTAGGGCAAAACAGGAAATAAGCTGGGCGCTGCAAGAAGCAGATCCTAATACCTATCCTTATTCATTTGGAGCGGTAGAAATCAAGTTCGAAGTTCCTAAGATGCCCAGAAAGGATGATTACGCATAATGGCAACAGAAAAAGCAAAGACAACTGCAACCGCAAAACCAGAGGCAGTCGCAATTACAAAAATTTATGTAGGACCAACGATTCCAGGCGTAGCGATTCAGAATAGAGTCTATTCAGAAACTCCGGCTGGGCTTTCCGAAGCATTCGAAAAGGTTCCAGAAATGCAGAATCTTATGATTCCGATTTCTGAATACGCAGAAGCAGAAAGAATGATCGATAATCGAAAAGGTTATGTCTATAGCGCCTATTTAAAGGCATTAGAATATAAAGAAAATAAAGGAGGAAACTAATAGTGAAGCATGGAATTTTTATCCAAGAAGAAGCTACAGCACTCACAGTACCGATCACCGGTAACAGTTCAGTGCAGGTAGTTATCGGAGCAGCTCCGATCAACATGGCAGAGAATCCTGCAGAATTAGTCAATGTGCCAATTCTTGCAAATTCAGCCACGGAAGCAAAGGCAGCACTCGGATATAGCAATAAGATGGCAAAAGGCGAGTACACACTCTGCCAGACAATGTATGCGACAAGTAATTTATTCGTCGTATCACCAGTTGTTTACATCAATGTTCTGGATCCGGCCAAACATAAAAAATCATTAGCTGAATCCCAGTATCCGGTCGTAAATAAACAGGCAACGATTAATGTTGAAGGGGTACTAAGAGACAGCTTGACTGTTAAGAATTCGACTGGAGCGGTAGCGCTTACAGAAGGTACTGATTATAGTGCAGAATTCAATGAGGATGGCCATCTGATACTGACAATGATCGCAGGAGGAAAAGGAATCTCTGCTACAAGCTTAACTGTATCAGGAAATGTTCTGGATCCATCAATGATCAAGAAAGAAGATATTATTGGTGCTTACAATCCATCAACAGGAGCCGAAACAGGAGCTGAGGTAATCCGTCAGGTTTACCCAAAACTTGGTATTGTCCCTGGGCTGTTGATTGCACCGGAATGGTCACAGGAACCAGAGGTCGGTGTGGCACTTGCGGCCAAGGCAGCACTACTCAATGGTGTCTTTAAGGCGATGGCACTCGTAGATCTTGATACAACAAAAGCAACAAAGTACACGGACACAAAGAAGGTGAAAGAAGATAGTGGATTTACTTCAAAATTCTGCTATCCATTGTGGCCAAAAGCTAAGGTTGGAGATAAGGTTCTTTCCATGTCCGCAGTTGTTGGTGCGCTCGTTGCTTACACGGACGCAGAAAATGACGATGTGCCTTCTATCTCTCCATCAAATAAAATGCTAGGTGTGACAGGTGTATGTCTGCAGGATGGAACAGAAGTGACAATCGATCAGGATCAGGGGTCAACCGTCAATTCATACGGAGTTGCAACGGCGATCAATGTGAATGGTTGGAGACTCTGGGGAAATTATACCGGAGCATATCCATCTGGCACGGATGCAAAAGACATCTGGTTCCCAGTTCGCCGAATGTTCAACTGGCATGGAAACACATTCATTCAGACCTACTTCTCGAAAGTAGACAATCCGATGAATCACGTACTGATTGAATCTGTTGTGGATTCAGAAAATATTCGATGCGGAGCATATGCACCAGATAAATGGGCAGGAGCATCTATCGAATATCGACAGTCAGACAATCCAACGTCAGATATTCTGGCAGGAAAGATGACCTTCAGACAGAAGATCGCGCCGTATACGCCAGCTCAAGAGATTGAAAACATCTTAAGCTACGACATCGAAACACTTACTAATGTCCTTCAGGGAGGTGAATAAGAATGGATTTATTACCAGAAGTCCTGAATAACTTTAATATTTATAATGATTCAGGAAATAAACTGATCGGAGTTTCTGGAGAGGTAGAACTTCCAGAATTAGAAGCAATCACAGATACATTAGAAGGATGTGGAGTCCTTGGAGAAATTGAAGATCCAGTCACAGGGCAGTTCTCTAGTGCGACTATTAAAATTCCTTTTGCCGTTCTGTATGAAAGCTTGTTCTCGATCATGAACACAACAAAACCGCCGCAACTGACACTTAGGGCGTCAATGCAGTGCATGGATCCAACAACTGGAGTCACAGATTACTATCCAGTTAAGATCGTTGTTCGAGGAAAAGCAAAAACCAATACTCTCGGCAAAGCTTCCAAGGGAAAGAAAATGGAAGCAGAAGTCGAAATGGAGATTTTATACATTAAAATCGAAGTAAACAATAAGACCGTTCTGGAACTTGATAAATTAAACTTCATTTATGTATTAAATGGAGTTGATATGCTGGCAAAAATCAGAAGCCAGTGTTAAAGGAGGATAACAAAATGAGCGAAAAGAAAGCTGAAGTGATAACAATGAAGATTGCAGAAGAGAAAAATGAAATGATCATCGAGCTTGTCAATACATATGATTTCGAAGGAGAAAAAATCAGTAAAATTGACATGAGTGGACTCGAAGATATTACTGCAAATGACATGATCAAAGCAAACAAAGTGCTGACAGCATCTGGAGGAGTGTCAATGATGCCAGAAACAAACCTG